ATCAAAATTATGTCATCACACTCTACCCTAATTTTTTTTTCGACAGATGCAACGAACTATAATGACTTCGTGCTATGAGAAAATTTATTTCTTCACATAGAAAAAGGAGCTAAGTACCGTCCTATACTTAGCTCCGAGGAGAATGAATATGAAAAACTGAAGTTAATCAGATATCTGCTGTATATCTATTGTATTTGATGTATTATCATCATCTCTTGACATATCTATATTGACCACAACCTGTTGAGCTTGTGTTGCTGTCTGCTTTACAGCATCATCAATAAATACCTTCTTAAGCTCTTTTGCGGCTGATGTTCTCTCTGATAGAGGTGCATCTAATCCAAATTGGTCTTTTACTTCTCCACGCATTACTGCTGTGAGATACTCCAATATCTCATCTCTATCTGCTATCAGTTCACTTGCATATATCTCAGTTCTATAAGCTATTTCATTTGCTATATAGTCTTTCTTTAATAAAGACCATCCTTTAGTTGCAAAGTTCTTTACTTTGAAACCAGCTTTCTCAGCGGCAATAGCTTTATCACCACAACTCATGTACTCATCTATAAACCTCGCTTCTCTATATGTAAGAGGGTGCTTATCGTGAGTTACATAAACCTGTCTAAACTGCTCTGTCTGAGTTATAGGCTTAACTGATGTGCTATATCTACCAAGTTTACCTAATTCATACTTAGTTCTTGTGGGTTTAGAGACAGTTATTATTCCATTGTCTATCTCTTCCTTTGTGTATTTTGGAAGTCTATCATTCATTCTTTATCACTTCCTTAAAGTCTATATTCTTTGTTGCTTTAATATCATTCCATATGTCATTATCATCAGGTATCGGTTCACCTCTTACAGCGCACCAATAATCTCTGAGATATAAAATAACCTGTAATTGTGAATATGTACTGAATATCTCCTCAGTCTCAGATTTATGTGTATCAGGATTAAATATTGATTTACGTAGGATAAACTTTGTAACTGGTCTATGCTGTCTTTCTGAGTAAAATTGTGATGTTTGGTACAGTATCTTATATTCACACGTTGTATTTATCGCCATCTGCAATTTTCGTATTATCTTAATATTAGATGCCATATTATATACTCTTTACTAAAACAAGGTCCTATATTTATTGTGGGTAACTGATGTTTATTATTTATTTTTATTGATTATATTATATTTGTAGGGGGAATATCTTTATTAAAAATGAGCTATAAATATAGGACCTCGTTTATTTACTTACTACGAACACGCTTTCTACCTCTCTTCTTGCGTGTTACTTTCTGCTTCACTCTCGCCATTATAATCGCCTTCAATGACTTGTCTTATATCACTATTGTTGATGTCATCAGCGGTCTGTTCATAAGTAGTTTCTTCTGTAGACAATGTATAATATTCATACAGTATGAAACCTGCAATAGTTGCAAATCATAATCCTAAAGTTACAATGAAAGCTATAAATCATCTCTTTGATGTAGCCTTAATCTCTCGCAACATATCAGTTGCAAGTGTGTTGGTACTTTCAGGTGTAGTATTCATATTATCATCTCCTTCTTTTTAATATTATATACTATATTTAGCGTTATGTAAACTGCTTTATAATATGCTGATAATCATATCAATCAACAAGTAATCATATCAATCAACTTGAGTTGCTAGAGAGTTTACCTTACCCCACAAAAACTAAATTTTGTGAAAGTAAGATAGACTTATCAACTTTGAGAGCTGTCAAGTCCACCACAGATATTACTATCTGTCACACTCAAACGATTAAGGTCTCGCATCAAATATCGTAAGTAGTTATTCTTTCGTGTGTCACCCCAAACGAGGACGGTCGCTAAAAGCACATCTTAGCCAGCATGGCTATAACCCACTACACACGGATAACGACTTCCGTTTGGTTATTTTATTCAGATTACACCACTCAACTGTCAGACAAAATAAAAAGCATTTATTGTTCGGTACCGCCCTACCTTCAATAAATGCAATTTATTCTATCTAATGTGTGACAATATGAGCGCTTATCTGTGACAAGAGCGGTTGTCACACACTATTTATATTAAATATAATAACATATATTGATGGCTAAGTCAAAACAATTTTTTAATCTGACTTGATTTTTTAACTTTTTCTAAACAAATCTTGCCGTATCCTATCTTCTTAGACTCTTCTGTCTTTAATTTTCTACCACATCTTAAACAGTGTGTATATACCTTTTCTTCTTTCATATCTGTTATCTCCTAACAGCCCTTGTTGGACTCGAACCAACGCATTGCGGAGTCAAAGTCCGCCGCCTTGCCACTTGGCGAAAGGGCTATGTAGTGTGTGAGTGATATTACCATACCTCACACACTTTATTAATTTTTTTTTTCAGCATACAACGAACTATAATGACTTCGCACTAAGTGAAAATATATTATATAAACATTATATATCATATTTAGATAGATTGCAACTAAAAGAACATAGTAAACATATAATCTATTGCAATACTTTCATCTATATATCCAGTCTTTATATTATATTCTATCTGCTGTATCAATCTCATAAGATGAGATAAATCATTACTTCTAAATTTATTTATATACTTCTGAGCATTTTTTATCTGCCACGCTGTAAGTCCTGTTGTTTTAGCAATATCATCACTCTGACATATCTGTACTTGTAATGTCTGCTTAGTATTGTTATATAAGTTGGATAATATTGCAAGCGTAGGTACTTCAAGTTCTTTTAAATCCTGATATAGCTCATAAGCTTTCATAGGTTTATTACTTAATATAGCACCTATAAAATCCCATATTACATCTTTAGGTGGTACATGAATTGTTCCATCTTCTAACAGATATTTGAATACTGTATCTGCCTGTAATTCCTTACCTTCGTCATAGCTCTGAAAACACCTTATCTTATCTATCTCTAAAAGACAATGCCCATAATTGTACCCACAAATCTCCATGAGTATTTCACAGTTTCTATCAGATAAATCAATTTCTTTCTGTATATACTTCTTTAAAACAGCTTCATTTAGCGCATTAAACTCTACTATACTATCTTTATACGTCTTTAGTATTTTAAGTCGCTTATCAGCGCTTGTAAGCGTTAATATGAGCATATTATTATTAAGACTGTCTATAACTTTTTGCTGTAACTTCTCTTCTGTCATAAACTCTTTATCATCTCTTACTATGTACAGATAATCCTGACTAAACAATGACTTTACACTAAGTGTTTTCCATATCTCAGTAATGCCATCTATATACATAACGGCAAGCTTTTTTATCTTAGCTATCTGTTCTATGTATATCTTCTGTACTTTCCATTCATCTCCTGTGAAGATAAGAAAATTAGGAACATTATTAGATTTAATCATCTGTTTTAATTCCTGTACTTCCACTATACCCACTCTCTCCTTATATCTAAAATAAACATATCCAGTAAAGCACTTTTATTAATTCCGTTAATTCTTGTCTGATTTAATATGTTAGTAGTCACTTTTATTCCACCTGAAAACCACATCTGTCCTTCTAAATCATTGTTAGCTATTGCTATTCTTAGCTCTCTTCCACATATAGCTCTGAAAGCTCTAAGGAACAATATCATATCATACTTATCAGCATCAGTGCCCTTAGTATCTATGTTGTTTGTTATCTTGAGCGCATTTGCACTTGATACGTTTGCAATATTATTAACTACCTTTTCAACAAATGAATAAAACTTATCTATACCCATAGCTCTCAATCTATCTACATCGCCAGGAGTTTCACATAAATCAGCTATGATATCAGAATCATCTACAACTTCTCTTCCTATCTGAGCATACTCTAATATCTCAGTTGTTGTATATGGCTGTATGTAATATATACCTGCTCTACTCTTTAACGTATCAAGTATAATGCTTGAGTCTGATAAAAGCCACATTATATAAGTGTTTAATGGGGTTTCTTCACATATCTTAAGTAGTGCATTTTCAGCTGGCATTGACATATTTCCGTCAAGTATTACATACAATGTCTTAGTCTGTACTGTGTAAGCACTATTTATCATCTCTCTGATTGCATCTATCTTTGGTTCAATAAAGGTACGCTGACATTCTAACTTATTAGCTATCTGATATGATAAGGTTTTCTTACCACTTCCTTCAGGCCCTACAATGATACTGAACTTTGGAAATTCATCAAGTTCAATCTGATTATCTATTACACTAATTAACTGCTTCTGTCCTATCATTTATATTACCTCTCTTCCAATAATGTAAGCTTCTATAAGATATTTTGGTGAACTGTCATACTTGATGTTTGTATTAATCTTTATTAATAAATTCAACAACTCATTTATGATATCTTCACTTCCACGGTTGCGGTCAGCTAAAATGTTATTCAGCATAGTTTCTATAGACTCAACTTTAGGCAGATTAATATATTCAAAACTATCAAGTATCAGCCACTTTTTTATATCAAGTACAAAATTGATATACTGTCTTATGAACTGCTTTAAGTCTTTTCCGTCATTATGAATCTGTTCTATAATCTTTATGATGTTCTTATTCTCTCTGTTGATATAGCTGTCTGTTAAGTCTATCATTGTATCATAATCGGTGATACCTAATGCTTTTACTACATTCTCTACGGTTAATTCATGGTTGTATGATAAGCATTTATCTAATAAACTTAATGAATCCCTTAACCCCCCATCGGCTAATTTTGCAATATACTCAACTGCATCAATAAAATAACTTTTATCATTGATTGTTCTTTGTGGTTTATAACCTTCTTCTGCTAAAATATATTCCAATCTATCAACAATGCCGTTCTGACTGATTCTCTGAAAATCATATCTCTGAACTCTTGAAAGTATTGTCTTTGGTATCTTTTCAGGATTTGTAGTTGCGAATATAAAGATAGATTTTGCTGGCGGCTCTTCTATCAGTTTCAGAAAAGCTTGCCAAGCCGTATTGGAAAGTGAGTGGCACTCATCTATAATAAATATCTTATACTCACTATCCAAACTTTTAGTCTTTGCTTGCTGTATGATGTTTCGTACATCCTCTACACCTGAATTACTTGCGGCATCAAGTTCTATAGGAGTTCCGCTACCTTTATTTATCTCATTTGCAAATATTCTAGCTGTAGTAGTCTTACCGGTACCAGCTCCTCCTACAAATAAATAAGCATTTTTAAAATCTGAGTTTTCTATCTGCTGTGATAATATTGTAATTATACTGTTCTGTTCGGTTACATCATCAAACGTCTTGGGACGGTATTTTACTGCTAGGGTCTGCTGTGCCATTTTATTCCTCCTCATAATCAGGATTGATAATCCACTCAATTAATCGTCTAATAAATATCCTATCTCGGCTTGTCATTCATCGGTATCCTTCACTATCTTAAGATTACTAATACCTAGCTTCTCTTCAATCTCTTTAATTGTCATTTCAACTTCAACATAGTATGGCATAAGTGCATCTATACCTATAAGATATACTTTACCAGTTCCTCTGCTTATTAATGCTCTACGGTCTTTATCACTAATATAGAGAACTTTATACTCAGTATCATCATCATACGGACACTCGTCATATTTTGAATGGTCACCATACGCATAACGTATAAGCCATTCAATATCTAAATTACTCATATTATCAAGAAACCACTTCTTATGAGTAGAGCAATTTTTTCCCCAATCTGTAACTTTTACAGTATCTCCTACTTTAATCATTTATACTTCCTCCTGCTTTACATAAATATATCTTACATAGTTACAAATGTTACCATATCTATCAATACATACAAGGTCTTTATTCTCGATACGCATATGATATTCGTGGCGTAATACAAATATTATGGCTGAAAGTCTAGTAGCACCAAAAAGCTCAAATGCTTCCATACTTGTAATACTTCCGTTAGTAAGTAGATGATTATAAATCAATCTTGTCTTAGTATCTCGGTTACGCATAGTTTTCATTTACAAATCCTCCTTAATATTATGATGTTTAAATTCATATCTCAGAACTGAATCTTTACAGTTCCTGGGCAGAGATACTATATCTCCTGTAGTATCTCTAAAAACCATATGCTTTCTCTCATTTATTAATGTATATCCATTATTCTTCATAATATGCTTAATATCTCTGACATTGTACTTTCCCTTTCCTTTTGCGTTCATGTTTAATCCTCCTCTTCCTTATCTTCACTATCATATTCAAACTCAGCATCAAGCATATAATTGAAGTTTCCATCAGGTACCTGAATTAAACCACCTCCTTTTCCACACTCATGTATAAAAGTACAATAGCTTACATCCCCTAAACTAGGTAAAATCATAAGTGATAATCCGTATCCTGTTTCTAATACTATTTCTCTGAGCTGTGCTTCAATATTGTTTAAATTTCTTTCAATTTCTCTTTTTCTCTCAGTTGTCATATCTCTACCTCCGATAACAGTTCATTTAAAAGTTTAAATAACTTCTCATCTATTATGTAATAATTTTCAGTATCAGGTCCAAAATTAAATGCTAGTGCATTATATGATTTACCCATTTCAAACATCTCTTCTTTATTCTTCTCAAGCCATTCCTTCTTGATACTAAATGACTTCTTCTGTTCTATGCAGGTTTTACATTCTATGAGAAACAGTGAATTAGTTACATCACCTTTTTGGAATGCTGTTGCACCACTGTTGGCAGTCTTTTTACCACCAACGGCTTTTGCAACTTGTTTCTCTTGATTGTTAGAATAAAACCTAGTCGGTTTATTTCTCATACAATCTACTCCTTAAACTTTCCAAGTAAATCTTTAAGTCTACCACTTGTCACAGCTACACCCGACTTAATATCTCTTATTGTTCCACTGTCATTGTTCACAGTAGTCTTAATTTCGATGGAATTACTAACTATCTGCCCAAGTGCATTTTCAAGTCTGTTCATCTTTACATTTGTTGCTCTTATCTCAGTAAGCAGGTCATTTAATAGCTTCTGATTATTCATTTCAAGTTCATACATCTTGTTAAGACCTACAACAAGTAATTCTACATTCTTATCACTTGAGGGTGCGATAGGCTTTACTTTTGCTGTAGTTTCATTTGAATTATTCTCAGGTTCGTTGAAAATGAAGTCCTCTTCATTTAACTCATAGTATGCACACAATGTCTTAAAATCTTCAGCATTGCATACACCATTTCTGATTAGCTTAGAATAATAAGATACATCTCTATGTAGTATGAACTGACTTATCTTAATACCCTTATAATTATCGCCTTCAATCTGTCTGATTACTGCATCAAGCTTCTTTCCGTCTAACCTAACTGTAGTACCTCTTCTTGTTTCCATAGTTTATCCTCCTTTATATAAATTTTAAATAGTTTCTTTTTTCAAAATACTACTTTTAATCACCCAGCCTTCCCACGTTATATTAATTAATTCCTCTTTGATGTTTTCTACATCTTCGATGTCTCTTACTATACCTAACTTACTAAGACATATGGGGCCAACACCATAATGTCTTGATACTGGATTAGTAAGTTCTTTACCACAGCAGTAACAAGTGATTGTAGGTTTACATAATCCGTGAAGTTTCATATAAACCATGCCCTTTGTTTCTTTTTCTACTGTACCTTGCATAATTCTCATCGGCATTGGGTTGTTATTATTGAACTTTGCCATGAAGTCAAATTCAGGTGTAGCTTTTCTAGTCATATACTGTTTTACTGTAATCTCATACTCTGAGTTGCTTTCTACAGCTTCTACAGTCGCTGTAGAGCGATTCTGTACAGTAGACTTAAGAATGATGTGTATATCATCATTAGTGTGCTTAAAATTGCTTATAGCGTTACTTATACTATCATATTCAACTCCATCTATTTCAACTTTTCCCGCCCAATTCTTAATTAATGTAAGCATTTATAAGTTCTCCTTTCTGTATAGTTGTTTGTCTAACTCAACTGTATAAACATTGTAGCACACATTATTTATCATGTCAACTAAAATGTTATACAATGTTTACAGAATATTAGAACCTAAAAAATTTAAAAACACAGACAACCTATATAGTAGATTGTCTGTGCATTTATTTAATATGCGTTGTATTCTATTCTGTTTCTTCAGGTTCTTCTAAGTTCACTTCATCTGAGTCTATCCTAGCTTCTATTAATGATTCAATCATACTGAGCATATCTTCATCGGATTCAATAAGCTTTAATACTGCATCTTGTCCATGTATTTTCTCAGCAATTACTTCTCCTGTATCTATATTAACGATACTGAACCAAGCTCCTGACTTTAATACAATATCATACTTAATCGCCACTTCTATTAAATCATACAAATAGTCAATTCCTGTAAGATATTTAAGTGTATAGAATCCTGTTCTTCTTGTTGGTGGACAGGTCTTATTTTTCTTCATTGTAACTTGTACTATATTACCAGCTGGGTTTTCTGCTCCTCTTGTAAGCTCTTTGTTCTTAGCATCTATATACTTACCCATTCTAAATTCAAGTCTTACAGAGCAGTTATGCTTCCAACCTCTTCCACCTACTGTCTTGGTACCACCAAACATACTTCCCAG